GAGTAGCGTGCCGTTTGAAATGGAAAAGCTCGAGGAGACTCCCTCCCCCTAAACAGTTTGGCTTTCGTTATGTTTTCTCTGGGGAGTGAGTAAACCCCGGGGATCCACGGTGTTGAAAACAATTTTGGAGTCGGCAAAACTTTCACCGGCTCCAAATAGTTTATCTTTAGTATATGACCAGGGGTCAAAGTTCAAGCCAGGAGAGTCAGGGGCTCAGGCTTCCTCTGGCCTTTTGATTAGCTGGACATTCCAGTCTTTCAGGAAACCTTCCCCAATTTGAGTAATGATAAAATCGTACCTTTGGTACGCTTTATTGGGGAGGAGGGGTTCCATGTGAGCCGCGAGCTTCTGAGACAGAATAGAGAAGGTCCTGGCGCAATCTTCCCCGTTAAGCTCGTCTACCCAGAATACCAGGCTATGTATTGTCTTTGGTTTGCCCGTCTCCCTGTCGGCGATGGTCCTGTCGATCCAGTAGTCGTCGGTGAAGTGCATCCTGGTCGGCACTCCAGGTACTAGCTGGACGTAGTTCATCAGTAAGTTGGTGGCGGTTAGTTGAACATAGAGGCTGCCCCCGACATTAAGCGACAATGCTTGGCTATAATTGACTATAATTGACAAGGCTTTACTCTCCTAGGTATTCGTCCGGAGTGAGAAGTTGCTCCTCGAGCTCGTGGGTTAGCTCCCCCTTGAGAATAGCTATAGCTACCTCGTCGGTTACGCGGTGGTAAATCGGGAGGGCTCCCGGCTTCTCTCTGGCTTCTGCCAGCCAGCCTGACTCTACGTCATGCCAGATGGCCACAATGCCGGGAGATAGCCCGGTTAGCTTGACTAATTGAGTAATGCTTCTGGGGAACTTAAACCCTATCTGAGCCAGTATCTTACCCCGTTCGGAGTATAACGTTTGGTAGACCTCTGATACCACGGGGATCCCGGACCGGCGCATGGTCCCCATAGCCCGCTCGACTTCACGTAGTTGCCGATAGAAAACGCCGCAGCCCATAGTTTCTAATCTACCCCCAGGATCTCCCTGATTACCTCTTATGCCTAGGCGCCCAGTTTAGTATTTCGGCACAGACTATCCACTTCCCTAACCCTATGTGCACTCGGACAAAGTACTGCCATAATTCCAATGACACCCCTAGACTATATGAGCCTTTTAGATGTAATTTCTTGATTATCATTTAATCTACCCCCAGTATCTCTCTCAGTCTCATCTTCTCGGCTCTCTCAGCTCTATATTCGGCGGTAAAGTAGTGCTGCCGCTCCTTCACATAATCTTCTATCCAGTCGGCCTGGAATACCACGATGTCAACCTGGGCTGCGTCGGCAGCCGTTCTGATCCAGTCTATCATCCAGGGCACCACCAGGCGGCAGACTATTTCCTGGCCGTCGTAAAATGGAAGGTCGGGTGTGCTCGGGAGCATGCCCCGGTAGTAGGAGAGGTCGCCGATGCCGCCTTTAATGTTGCTGAGTTTAGCCTCGATGAGGTAGTATCGCTCCCTGGTCCACTTTACCGCGTCTACCCGGGGCCGGGTAGGGCGGAACATCGCTGCTGCCTTCCCCAGGCCGTAGCGGTCGACGTATTCCTGGGGGATCCCCCCGAGCTCCACGTTTAGCTGCCAGCCGCCTCGAGGCCACTCATGGAGCATATACTCCGAGATGTAACGGCGCTCTCTCTCTTTTCTAGCCATTCAACCTCTTCTACCTGCCAACAAGTTGTGCTAGGGACAAGCGTACCATTCAGGGTGTATAATGTCAACAAATGCGTAGCAATTCCCTAACGGGTAATGAAGCAAAAATAACACAGAAGGAGAAAAAACGTGGCTATTAAAGTAAAACCAGTTGAAGCGTCTGCTGTAAAGTGGTCGGAAAATGCCAGTCGAGCAGCTGCCGAGTTCGCAATCAACGCTGAGGCGGCGGCCGATGAGTGGCAAAGAAATACCGTTGCTGCTGCCGATAACTTTTTCCAGGCAGTTTCGGCTCCGGGCGTCAAGGACCGCTTTCGCCGCGGCGCAGCCAAGGCGGGCGCTGCCAAGTTTGCCCGCAAAATACGAGACGTAGCCAGGGACCGCTTCGGCCCGGGTGTGGCCGCAGCTCAGGAAGACTTCAAGGCCGGCGTCGAGCCCTATCTCTCCACCATAGCAGCTCTCACCCTCAGCCCCAGGAAGCCCAGGGGTGATCCTGCTAACTACAGGAGAGTAGAGGAGATCGGCAAGGCGCTGAACGCCAAGAGGTTGGCCCTGCTTGGTGGCGGAGGAGCTTAGAGGTAAAAAATGAAATATAGAACCACAGAGTTGCTAGCTGAAACTGATGTTGGCACGGCTGGCACCAGGACACTTGACATCAATATAAGAGAACCTATCTCCCGCCTTCAGGTTCAGTTCCGAACCCGAAATCCTGCCGGCGCCCTCGATATAACGGAAACGGAAGCAGCTAACTTGCCGAAAATTGAGTTGGTTGATGGCAGCGATGTTCTTTACTCGCTAACCGGTATGCAAGGCCAGGCGATAGACTTTTTTGATACTCTGGTGCCTAACCAGTCAAATGGCTCTTTCGTACCGGAGTGGGACTTACTTTGCTGTGTAAATCTCAATTTCGGTAGGAAGTTATGGGATAGAGAATTAGCTTTTGACCCCACGAAGTTCAATAACCCTCAGCTAAAAATATCTCATAGCGAGGCGCTAGCAGTAGCTGCCACTGTAGACAATGGTTTATCCATTTGGGCTGATGTCTTTGATGAAAGGGTAATCTCCCCAATCGGTTTTCTGTTGAACAAAGAGCTAAAAAGCTATACGGCTGTAGCAAATAGCTGGGAAGAGACTGACATGCCAGTTGATATGCCTCTTAGAAAGCTGATGGTTCAAATTAGAGGCGCAAACTTCTGGTTTGCTCATTACCTGGCTGAGCTAAAGCTAACTGAGGACAACGATAAGCGGATCCCTATTCACATGACGGCTAAGTTCTTGGAGCGTTGGCTGGAGAGCATCTGGCCTCCCTACTGGCAGCATCTTGTTGCTGACTTAAATGAGGATACTGGTGATACCCTCTTTACTATTCCAACTCAGACCCTCACTATTGACGGTCAGTATGCTGCCTCACTTGTGAAGGATGGTGTACCTTTCAGCTATTCTCAGGTCTACAAATCTGGAATTTCAGATAATGTTGGCTACCAGGCTTTTGAAGTGGTAGGCAATATGCCTCATGGGTGTTTATGCATACCGTTTGGCGACCAGCAAGATATGGATGATTGGTATGACCTCGCTGGCAAGAGCTTAATTCTGAAGCTAAAAGCTGGCATTGGAGAGGGTGAAGCTGTTAACCTCATTACTCAGCAACTACGGAGATACTAGGAGTGGAAGTAGAGAGTAAGAAGTATAGCTGGAAGTACGTAACTGCTGATGAGCTTCTGTCACATGGAGCTTGTGAGTTTATTTACGCAAAGCTCACACCAACAACACTAGCAGGTAGCGCAATTCTCTATGATGGAGAGAACGCTAACGGAGAGAAAATTATAGAGCTAAACTCAGGAGGGCTTTATAATATGGAGTGCTCTCCACCTGTTCCTGTCGACTGTCGCCGTGGGCTTTACGTAGGTTCTACCTCTACCATCGATGGTGTCCTTATAATCTGGCGAGAGTTAGGCCATGCAGTTTGAGGAGGTATTTTAACCGGGGCAAACCAGGGGCAGGCCGTCCCGGCAGCGGGTAACTTTCAGCTCGCTGACCTCCAGCCTGCCTCATCGAACGATAATGCTGTTTACAGCAGAGCTAGTTGTAACGCCTGATGATACCGAAGCTAGTCCTAAGGTCGAGACACTAAAGATAGCTCACGGCATCATTAGCTGGGTTTCCGTCTTATTCCCTACCGGCTGCCACCAGATGGTCCACTGCGCTATCCTCCACCACGAGCATCAAATCTGGCCGTCTACCGAAGGCATGAGTTTGTCTGGAGATACGGTCCCTATCGAGTGGACTGAGTATTACGAGGTGTACCAACCCCCTTACGAGCTGAAGGTTAAGCTGTGGAGTGAAGAAACTACCTATGGCCACACGGTTACAATCAGGATAGCGGTTTTACCCCGGAAGGCAATCGTGGCAGCGTCTTTAACCGATGCCCTTAAAGGCCTGTTCGGTATGTTGCTGCCACGCAGGATTATACCACCAGGCGAGTAGAGGAGAAGATATCATGAGACTACCAAACTGGCTGCGGAAGCTGCTCTTTAGGCCCCTAAGTCAACGAGCTAAGTATAAGGATATCCTCGACATCGAGCATATCCGTAACGGAAAGGTCATCGCCAGGCGGCACGTCGAGGACCTGATACCAGATGTCGGCCTGGCTGGTATAGCCGGCCTTATAAATGGAGCGCTGCCCAACGTCTTCAAGTACATCGCACTAGGCGAAGGCACGACTGCTCCGGCTAACGATGATGAAACGCTCGAGGCTGAAATCACTACCGGAGGCGGCGAGAGGGCGGAAGGCGCTGTATCGAGAATGACCACAACGGTTACTAACGATACCACGCAGGTAATATACACGTTCACCTTTACCGACGACTTCGCAGTTACGGAGGCGGGGCTGCTTGAAAGCGCTGCTGGTGGCGTATTAGGCGCCAGGCAGACATTCGCAGTTATGAACGTTCGCAGTGGAGACGGCTTCAAGGTAACCGAAAGGATAGTCAACGCCAGGGGATAGAGATGCCACTCGATAGGATAGATGGCGAAATCATCTTCGACATCGACTACAACAGCCTGCACCAGGTCTTACAGGCTACGGGCTGGCTTACCGGCTGGGTAACTACCGGTAATGCCGGTACGCTTTCGGTAGACGTGGCTGCCGGCAGAGGCACAGCTGAAGGTGTATTGAAGGAAACAGGCTCGTCTACTAACGTCGTGCTTACCGCTGCTGATGCTACAAATCCACGTAAGGACATAATCGTCTATGACACTTCGGCCGGTGCGCTGGCGAAGGTGGACGGCACGGCTGCTGCTATCGAGCCAGATGGCGAAGATAACCCGCGTAAGATGAAGCTGCCAGCGCCGCCGGATTTAGGCGCCACCGACGATATCCTGATAGCTATGGTCTATGTGCCGGCAGCAGCAACGTTAGGCTCACAATGTACCATCATCGACAAGCGGGTAAAGCTGCCGCTGGTCTATGTACCTTCCCAGGCCCAGGGCGACCTCTGGTTTTATGATGGCAAGAAGATAGCCCGGTTAGCGCCTGGCACGTCCGGGCTTTTCTTGCAGACACTAGGAGCAGGAGCAAATCCTGCCTGGGTGCAAGCACACTATGTAAACTCAGGAAGCTATACGGGCGATGGTACAGTAAATCGAGCTATAGCACACGGGCTTGGCGTAAAACCTAAACTTGTTAGCATCCTTTTGCCTGCCAGAGATTATATTCAGTTCATATCGACTGAACGTAATGGTTACATCGCTTATGTAGGCCCCACTTATGGTGGGGAACTAGAAGTTACTACAATGAACGCAACGTATTTCTATGTTGGTAATGCCACGAGCTATGACCAGAGTGCAAATTTCGGCAGCCAGCCTCATTACTGGACGGCTATATACTGATGGCTCAATTAGGACAGATGGCATTAGGCACTACAGCGCTGGGTGAGACCGAGGCTATAGGCTATGAGAAGATATTTACCGAGACGCTGGCCTTGAGCGACAGCGTAATGAAGGAAACCAGCAGGGTATTTACCGAGACGCTGAGCCTGGTTGACAGCGTTGCCAAGATGCCGCAGAGGGTGTTTAGCGAAGCGCTGAGCCTGGCCGACAGCATCCTCAAGCAGCCTCAGAAGATATTGACTGAGACGCTCAGCTTGAGCGATACCTTCAGCCGGGTAGTTACCTGGCAGCGGACGTTTACCGAGACGCTGAACCTCAGCGACTCGGTATCTAAGCTGACATCGAGGCTGTTGACCGAGACATTAGCCTTAACCGATAGTGTAGCAAAAGTACCTCAGAAGATATTGACCGAGACGCTCAGCCTTGCCGACTCGGTTGTCAAGCTGGTATCGAGGACGTTTACCGAGACGCTCAGCTTGACTGATATTCTGGTAAGGGTGAGGCGGCTGGTGGCCAGGCGTGAGCAGCCCGCAGCCAGGAGCCAGGACATATTGAGGGAGAAGGAGTCAGAGCGTGAGGAGGAGTCGTTAGGTGGCTGATTTACCTGACTGGACTACACCTATCCGTGTAAAGGGTACGGACGTTATGGTGGCTATAGACGTCCAGGGCGGCTACATCATGCTGCCGGTGGACTTTCAGGACCAGTTCGCCGGTATGCTCGACGACCCTCAGTGGCAGTCTTTACAGGGTAATCATAAGACGAAATACAAGGAGAGCGGCACGCTGGCCTGGAGCCAATCATTTGCTACAGTTGACTATGCGCCAGGTGTAGGTAAGAGCCTGTTTATAACCGGCATGGGGTTTTCTATCTACGCCAAGGTAGACACCGACTATGACCATCACCTGAGAGGAGAGGCGGTATTATATTGCGGCTACTTAGGCAATGAAGTGGCTGTAATCGGCGGGGAGAGTGGCGGCGGTGTTATCTTCCCGACTCCGATCAGGGTCCCGGCGACAAATGCCGTCTCAGTCCGTGGCACGAACTGGACGGACCTTAATGCTGTAATGAAGGTAGCCTGGTGGGGATATGAGCGCTAAAAAGAAGTCGAGTATGTCCTACAAGGGTTTGCAGAAGTATTACCGCGGGGAGTGGAACAGCTGCGCCGAGAAGGACCTGGACGACGGCTCGGTACAGATGGTCCTAACCTCAGTCAACGAAGATACCATCTACCGCTTCCGTGTAAAAGACCCCTATGGTAAGAACGAAGAGGTGCTGGAGTATGAGGAGATAGAAGTCAAGCAGCCGGAGCATATCAAAAAGCGCTTCGAGGAGATGAAATGGAAGCATTGACGATCGCTTTACTGGCGATACTGCTCGGAAACCAGATCTACCTGGAGCGCAAGGTAGCCAGGTTTGGTGCTGAGCTTAAACATATCAGTAACTGCCTGCAAAAACTAAAGAAAGGAGGTATAGGGGAATGAATATCAGAAATATCTTGGCTTTGCTGGCTTTCCTCGGGGTAATCCCTGCCATATGGATATTAAACGGCAGTGGGATTATCAACCTGGAGGAGACGATACTCGGCGCCACTATAGTCGTGTGGACGCTTATCGCCCAGTTCTACTTCAGAAAGAAGGAGTCCTGATGAGCTTACCTATAGCCAAGTGGTATTACTGGTTCTGGCATGACGTTTGCCACCGGCCGGAGCCGTTTACCTATACGATGCGTCGCCACGCTAAAGAGCATCCGCTCTGGTGGATTATTCCACCTCTCGTTGCTCTTGGCCTGGGCGGTGGCTACTACTTACTGGTGGTACATCTATGGGGCATCTTGTGAGGGAATGAAAAGGTGGTTGGTTATTGGGAAATATGTCCTGGCACTTGGCTTGTCGGAGTTTTAGTTTTATTCATCGTCTGGCTAGCCGGCTATTTTACAGGTAAGTACAAATAAAACAGGGGGGAGAGTGTTATGGCAGTAGAATACAAGGTTTTGAGCATCGACGAAATGACCCGGATCGGCGAGACCGGCGGCATCGAGCATTACTACCGGCACCAGATCAAGACGAAGGGCGGCGTGATCCTGACGGTTGACATCAACGAGAAGGATTTTACCGCGGAGAAGACGGGGCCGATCCTGCTCAAGAAAGCTACCGAGGCCGACAAGATCCTGGCCCTGTAAGACGACGATGTGGTTTATCGACCAGACAACCAGGTGGTTTAACAATGCCTCTGACTACCTTTACAGCGCCTATGTAATGGTATCAGGCTGGATATGGCCTTTCAGTCTGTTGTCTTCTCCTCTGTACTATCTCCACGATGCCTCGGGGCACCTGGCTTACTATTCCAGCCAGCTTAGCGCCTGGGCCGACGCTGCGGCAAAGCAGCTGCTCTCCGTTCTGAGTTGGAATACCATACGAAGCTACATACTGAGCTGGCTGCCGGGAATAGAGACCATAGCCAGCTGGTTCTCGGGCCGGTGGCAGTGGCTCCTCCAGGGGATAAACAGCTGGTGGCTCAGTATAGCGCCGACAATCCAGGCCTGGATCGGTATAGCCACCCAGGGCATCGATGCCCTCAGGGTAGCCTGGAATAACTTTCTAAACGCTATCCTGCCGGCGCTCTCGAGAGCGCTCAATACACTCGAGGCGGCCTGGAGTAACTTCTGGACCGAGACGCTGCCTTATTTGGTCTCGTTCCAGTGGTTAAAAGACTGGTGGAACGGCACGTTAAAGGACGTGCAAGCGCTGATCTTCAGCCAGCTCAAAGAGTGGTTCCCCTTCTACGATGATTTCGTAGCGCTATGGGGCGAGATTAAGCTGTTCTTTACCGACCCTGTAGACTGGCTGGGTAACAAATTCATGGACTGGCTGGAAAGGAACTGGTGATATGGCTGGCTTACAACAGCGATTTGGAGACTTTGTTGAGGCACGGATAAAAGACTACCGGGACCGGCTGCGCGGCTGGATGGCGTCCTGGGTAAACCGCGGCATCCTCGAGCTCATGGAGGCTATCAGCCCTGAAACCCTGGACACGATGAAAGATATTCTGACCAGGGTAAAAGACGACCCTGACACCCCTGACGATGTAAGGGCGGCAATCACTAAAGCCATGACTCCAGGGAGCCCTTTACCACTGTTTGTCCTGATCCCCCTGGGGATCATAATACTTGCCCCTATGCTGTTCTCCTTATCACAGCCGTTGGGTAAGCTGGCGATGTATCCCCAGGACAAGAAACTGCACAGCTTCCGCCTGGATCCAGCCGTGGTGATCACCGCCTGGCGCCGGGACCCCGAGAAGTATGTCGAGCTCTTTGACGACCTCAAGGACCAGGGCTGGAGCGATGAGCGGATAGAGGCCCTGAAGTTCGTTACGCTGTTCATGCCCTCGCCTCAGGACCTGGTTAACTGGCAAGCTAAAGAGGTATTCGAGCCTGAGATGATAGAGAGGTACGGGCTGGATGATGAGTTCGGGCTGCTGGACCTATCGCTATTCGAGAAGTTGGGAGTTACCGAAGAGCAGGCCAGAAACTACTGGCGCGCTCACTGGGAGCACGCCTCTTATATGCAGATCAGGGAGATGCTCCACCGCGGCGTTTTATCTTTAGCTAAAGAAATGCCGGCTCCGCCCACCACCAAGGCGGGCTGGGAGGCCAGGGACGCCGAGGGCGCGAAAGCCATGTACGACTGGTACAGGCTTGTCGAGATACCGCCGTTCTGGAGAGATAAGCTGACCGAGATGGCCTTTGAGATCCCCACCCGGGTTGACGTCAGGCGGTGGTGGGACATGAGGACCATCGACGAGGAGCGGCTGAGAAGCATCTATCACGCCCAGGGCTACCACGGCAAGGACCTGGACGACTACGTGGTGTGGACCAAGGTATATGTCGCCTTCCCCGATCTGTTGGCCCGGTGGAAAAACGGCTACATCACCGAGGACGACGTGAAGGCGGAGCTGACCAAGTTAGGTATGCCGGCCGACCGGGTAGACGAGCTGATGGAGACTAAAATCGCCGCGGTCAAGGGAGAGAAGACGGCAGCCGAGCGCGCACTGACCAAGACCGATATCATTAAAGGGGTTAAAACCGGCACAATCACCCGGGATGAGGGCGCCGAGTTTTTAATGGACCTGAATTACGACGAGGACGAGGCCACCTTTCTCCTGGACATAAACATACCGGAAGACGAGACCGAGCCGGTCGTAAAGCAGCGGGAGCTGACCAAAACCGACATCATCAACGGGCTCAAAACGGAGATAATCACCGAGACAGAGGCCAGGGCCTTATTGATCGAGCTGAGGTACAGCCCGGGAGACGCCGACTTCCTGCTGAAGATATACCGGGCTCTTATTTCACCACCCACGGAGACCAGGGACAAAGAAGCGTCGAAGGCCGATATACTGCTGGCGGTTAAAAAAGGGTTGATCACGCCCGAGGACGGCTATCTCATGCTCCTGGACCTCGGCTTTACACCCGAGGCAGCGCAGTTTATACTGGCGGTAAGGGCTGAGACTTCACCGTTCAGCCCGGTCAGCTATTCCGAGTTTAAGGACCTGACACATAAGTACCGGATTGCGTCAGGCATGGAGGCAAAGGAAATGCCGGAGGAGCTTAAAAAGGCGGCCGATGAGGTGGTCAGGCTCACCAGAGAGCTCGAGGCCCTGAAGCTGTCTATCAAAGAAGAGGAGAGGGGGCTGATCAAAGAGGAGGTTCTGCCGGCGGAGGCCACGGCCAGGCGAGACGAGCTCCGGGTAACTCTCCACCGCGCGGAGGCTGAGCTCGAGCGCGTTAAATCCGAGTACGCCAAGCTGCTCGCCGAATGGAGGCATGGAAAGTAGATGAGACACCAGGACGAGGACGACGAGGACCTGGAAGAGGAAGAGGAAGAAGAGGAGAAACCGACCGGCGCCCCGGGGACTTACCCCTTGAAATTTTAACCAGGCGCGGGGAGACACTATACAAAACAGGGGGGGCATGACCAATCCATCGTAAAAGCTACTCCATGACCTTTCTCGGTCATTCTAGAGCACCGTAAATACGAGCTTTTTTTGCTATCAGCTATAAATCGCTGTGGCCACACGGCTTTGCGAGCGAAGCGAAGCAATCCCGGCGAGGGTTCGAACCCCCTCTTGACAAACCCCCCTATAGGTGCTATAGTATCTATAGAACACTTAAAGGAGGTAAACCATGACAGAACAGAACACACAGGACGCGGCACGGAAGGCCCGCAATGAGGCCATAGCCCTGGCACGGAAGGCCTACGATGAGGCCCTAGCTCCGGCACGGAAGGCCCGCAATGAGGCCATAGCCCAGGCAGGGAAGGCCTACGATGAGGCCCTAGCTCCGGCACAGAAGGCCTACGATGAGGCCCTAGCTCCGGCACGGAAGGCCTACGATGAGGCCCTAGCTCCGGCACGGAAGGCCTACGATGAGGCCCTAGCTCCGGCACAGAAGGCCTACGATGAGGTTGAAACCCAGGCAGAGAAGGCCTACGATAAGGCCGTAGGAATGTAGGGAATGAAGCCTAAAACGATATGGCTAAAAGAGGAGACTTACCAGAGGCTTGATCGGCTCCGGGAGAAGAGGGAGAGCTTTGACCAGGTAGTAAGTCGGTTATGTGATGCCCTTGAGCACACAAAGGAGGTAAACCATGACAGGAAAAATCACACTGAAAGCGGCACGGAAGGCTTACGATGAGGCTATAGCCCAGGCAGAGAAGGTCTACAAGGAGGCTGTAGCTCCGGCAGGGAAGGTTTTACTTGAGGCCAGAGCTGCGGCAGAGAAGGTCTACAAGGAGGCTGTAGCTCCGGCAGAGAAGGCTTACCCTGAGGCTATAGCTGCGGCACGGAAGGCTTACGATGAGGCTATAGCCCAGGCAGAGAAGGTCTACAAGGAGGCAATAAGGAGGTCAAAGTAGATGGTAACTCAAAACCAGGCGCAGGCAAAACTCAAGCGTGATCGTGAGGAGATGGCCCGGGAAGTAATAGACTACCACGAGGCGAAATTTGGCAGCGGCACCGATATCCGTTTAGACGGGCCGGTAAGTGATGTTCGTATCAAAGAGATGCCGAAAGTTCCCTGGCAAATCGCCCGGGGAGCTGCTGTTATCGACGGCATCCCGGTCGGGCTCTGGATCGCGAAGGCTATCCTGCACGAATGGGAGCGGCGGACAAACTATGGAGCATACTAACCTGGCCCGGGCTGGCCCTGTCTCCCGGTCCCTGGAAAGGGAAGCTCCAGAACAGGCGGGCCGGCATCAGGAGCGCCGGCCTCAGCCATCTCTCGCGGAAGCGAACGCCGTGCTCGGCGAGATACCGGGCCAGGACGATAGCCAGTTTTTCGAATCGGTAAAGATTGGAGATTTGAGCATGAGGACGGAGCACGAAACGGTTGATCACGCGGACCAAACCCTCGCTTTGCAATTTTTTGACGGCACGCCAGAAGGTGCGCTCAGAGCAGCCGGGCTCCCGAGCTATCGAAGCGGCCTTAGGAAATACGGCTCCGTAATAAGTATAGAGGCGGAGAAGCCGCAGGACAACTTCCCGCTCGGCGCAGGTAAAGCCCAACACCTCGGCGAGACAGTCCCGAATATCATCATATTTCTTAATAAACAACCCGGGCGTCAATCCCCGCAAAGCTACTGGCAGACCATAACGTTTTCTCGTATCTCGTTTACTAACTATAATCTTATCTCTACTAGGTATGAGGGCCTTATGGTCTGCCAAGCCTTGTGTAACGATGCTTTCCCGGGGATCAGGGGATAAGGACTTGACAGAACTAAACGTCTGTGCTATCTTGGCCTCGGTGTCTGTGTACTTCATGGTACACCTCCTTAGGAAGATAGTCCCTGGGTTCGAGAAATCCAGAGCCAGGGACTATCTTATTTTATTCCCCGGGAAATGTCAATAGAATTTGTGTACTAATTGAACGACGGAAGGAGAAAGAAATGAAACTGAGTAAAGCTATCGAAATCCTTGAACACCCACCGTTCTACCCTAGCACGCCATCAGATAAAGACTATGCTGATGCCATTAAGCTAGGCATCGAATCCCTAAAGAGTGTTCGCGCTGGTCGAAGAGTTGGGCTACATTATGAGGCAAAACTGCTACCAGGAGAGACCGAAGAATAGCGAAAGGAGCTAACACCATGCCAAAGATAGTTGAAGTAACCGACCACGACTACGACCGGCTTATGATGAGAGCCGGGAGTCTGGGCAAGATCAAATTCATCATTAAAGCTCTACTTGATCTGTCTGACCAGGCAGCAAGCGATATCAGGAAGCTGGAGACGTGGCGCAAGGCCGTCCAGGAGAGCGGCGGAAAGGGTTAAACGAATGGACGATTTAGTGGGCCTTTTAATCTTGGTGGCACTTGGTATAATAGGGATAGTCGCGGCTGTGGGTATTGCTTTATTCTTACAGCGACTATGGGACTATTTAGAAAGGAGGTGAAATGAAGATATATCGGATTAGGAACCGCATCACAGGCCAATGGTGGGATGGCGAAGCCCGCTCCACCCAGGAAGCCTGTCAGAAGGCCGGTTGGCTTATCGGCGATTGCTGGGTAAGGCAACAGACTCATGGACAGTATTCAACGGGCTGGAAGAATATTACAAGGAGGGCTGAGAACAATGGAATATCAAGTATGGACACACGATGAGTATGAGGGGTGGGCGAAGGCGGATTGCGGGGACCTGGAGGCTGCTCGGGCGGAGATCTTGAAGGGCCTTATGGCCGGTAAGGAGCCGCTGCTGACGGTAGCCGTTCCGTATGATTTCAACATCAAGGTTAAGGAGGACAAGATAGGTGAAACTACGAAAAGTAAAACCAGGCGAGGTAAAGGTCCCGGAGCTGAGGGTGAGGGCGAGGTTCGACCAGGAGATACTGGCCCAGTTCCAGAGCTCGATAGTGGAAGCGGGGATAGTGGCCCCGGTGATAGTGTGCCAAGTAAATGAGGACCTGGTCCTTGTAGACGGGGCCCATCGTTTAGAAGAAGCGATCAAGAACGATCTCCCGACGGTCGACGTGGTAATCTTCGAGGGGGACATGGTAGACGTCCTCACCAAAAACCTGTTCCTGGATCACATGAGGGGTAAAACCCCGGTGTCGGACATGGTTAAGGTGATCGGAGCTCTTTATACGGAATATGGCCTCGACCCGGACCAGATCAAAGAAAAAACCGGTCTCACCCGGGACTATATCGAAAAGTTGATCCGGATCTCTAAGGCAAGCCCCACGGTCCAACAGGCGCTTGACGAGGGGGTGATCGGCGTCGGCCATGCCTTTGAGTTAGCTCGCTTGCCGTATGCCATACAGCAGGAGGAGGTTATCGCCAAGCACCAGGTGTGGCGCTTCACCGTCAAGGAGCTGCATGACCAGGTGGACGCGGTGTTGGCTGAAATGGAGATGATCAAGACGGCAGCTCCGGTAGAAACCCCCGGAGAGCCGCGGCCGCCAGCTACCTACCACTGCGAAGGCTGCAAGGGTGAAGTGGAGCCAAGATATTTACGGCCGGTAATGCTATGCCCTAACTGCTTTGGTGAGGTCTGGAGGCTTGCCAGGAGTAGCGTGCCGTTTGAAATGGAAAAGCTCGAGGAGACTCCCTCCCCCTAAACAGTTTGGCTTTCGTTATGTTTTCTCTGGGG